GTGACAACACTAAGGCGGCATGGAGATACGAGGCGAGTTTGCTTCGCGTAATAGACGGAGACACGGTGGATGCGATGCTTGACTTGGGTTTTTCGACCCATCGGAAGGTACGCATACGCTTCTACGGGATAAATACACCGGAAACGCGCACCAAGGACGCTGAAGAGAAGAAGGCAGGCAAGAAGGCGACTGCCCGGTTAATCGAGTTACTTCAGGCGAGCGACAATAGTTTTATTTTAAAAAGTTGGGGAATCGGCAAATTTGGTCGTTGCCTGGGCGAACTGTTCACCGAGGAACTTGGTGAAGTCTCCGTCAATCAGACTTTACTCGATGAAGGACTGGGCGAACCGTACTTTGGTGGATCGAGGTAGATGCTCGAAGTGGTCGTGATCATTGGCTTGGTGGTTGCCATCCCATGCGTGGTGGTTGCCGTTTGGCCCACGTGATGGGCGAGATGACCGAACCTCCCCCTGTGGCCCAGTTAAGTCAGCACCCCGTGTTGGCGTTGCCCACGCGCAAGCAGGCGAAGGCAATGGGGGAGGAGGAGTTGAAGAAGTTGCTGGACAAGAGGGAACTACTCATACGAAACGAGCGTGACGATCCATACCATCATGGATTCGAGCCGGAGCATTGGGAGACTACCGACAAGTTGCGGGAGGAATGCTCCGAACTGGTGATTCTGGGCGGAAATCGTTCGGGCAAGAGCGAGTATGCGGCGAAGGCAGTCGTGAAGACCTTGGTGGAGTACGAGGACAGCAACGTCATCTGCATGCACACGACTTCCAGCACCTCGGTGGAGCAACAGCAGGCGTTGGTCTGGAAGTATCTGCCGAAGGAGTGGAAGACTGCCAGGAAGAGTAGAACGACCAATTTGACCTACTCGGTGAAGAACGGATTCACCGAAGGGTCGTTGGTCGGGCCAAATGGCTCGAAGTGCTACTTTCGCAACTACAGTCAAAAGGCGGAAGGCATAATGGAAGGTTCCGAATGGGACTTGGCGTGGGCGGACGAATTATGTCCCTTGGAGATCATAGAATCCCTTAGATTTAGATTAGTCACGCGCGCGAGGGCGAATCCGAGGAACGGGTTGATCCTCACCTTCACCCCCATCGCCGGATGGAGCAACACGGTGAAGGCATACCTTCAGGGGGCGAGGACGGTCGAGTCGGCGCCCGCGCACTTGCTGGGGGGCGAGCTTGTCCCGGTGATCCAGCAATGCGTTCGCCCCGCCGCCAAGATAACGTACTTCCACACCTTGTGGAATCCATACAACGACTACGAGGCGCTGGTGAAGACCTTGGAGGGCGAGGCGAGGCACAACATACTGTGTCGCGGGTACGGAATTCCACAACGCCAGTCACAGGCGGCGTTCCCCTTGTTCGGGGAAAGGCACCTCCTGGCAACCGACCAGATCGCCGAGGAAGGCACGAATTACATGGTGGTCGATCCGTCAAACGGAAAGAATTGGGTGATGGGATGGTTCAGGGCGGCGCCCAACGGAATACACTACTGCTACCGTGAATGGCCCACCCCTGACGAATACATACCCGGCGTAGGCCATGCGGGTGAGTGGGCGTTGCCCGGAAAGAAGATAGACGGTGACGCTGGCCCCGCCCAGCAGACCTTCGGGTTTTCCTTGGATCGTTACAGGGAGGAAATCGAGAGGGTGGAGGACGGGGAGGAAATCTTCATGCGCATAATGGACAGTCGTTTCGGAGCATCCCCCACGCCGACCAAGAGCGGGGTGACCACGCTCATCGACCAAATGGGTGACCTGGGACTGCACTTCGTCCCCGCATCGGGGGTGACCATCAACGAGGGGGTTACCATGATAAGCGACGTCATTCATTGGAAACCCCATGCGGAAAATCCCGATGACCCGACCAGTATGCCCAGATTCTTCTTGGACGAGTCATGCAAGAACATGGCGTTTGCCCTGACCAGTTGGACGGGGGCGGACGGAAAGCACGGGGCCACCAAGGATTTCGTTGACGTTGCGAGGATGTACTTCACGGCGGCGCCCCAGTACGTCGACCTGAATGCGGGCGTTCTGCATCCGGGCGGATACTACTGAAATCCACGAACTTGCCTTGATCGGCATTTTGGGGGCAAAAAAAAGTTTAGCCCTCTAGCCCAGCGTTCATGCGGAGGTTGAAACTTTCTTTCGTTATCAACTTGCATTCCGCCCAACAATAAGCGACATTGTTAATCCAGACCCAAATTATATCAAAACCCAAAAGGACAACGAACGATGAAACAATTCAAATACAAAGGATTCACATTTACCTACTCATTTCTGCATGACTTCAACAATACGTGGACAATTGTAGAGTGCGCTTCCATGAAAATTTCAATTTGTGGAGATGGTCTTGCAGAAGCAAAATGGCTGGCAAGTCGCGCACTCAACCAAATCCTCAAGTCAGAACCGCAGAAAACCCCTTACGGTGCGTTCTGAACCCCCCCCCGAACTTAACCCAAAAGGACAACGAACGATGAATAACCACAAGAAATCCATTAAACTGATCAAAGACTCCGACTTCAGCGTGAAGAAGTTAAAGACCTTCAACGGACATGAAGGGGTTGGGGCAAATGCCGAAATATGGTTCAAGCGCAAAAAGGTTGCCGATTTCATAGACGAAGGCAACGGAGGGGAACCTTACGTTTACTACGTTGACGAAAACAAGTTCCTCCTCTTGGAGTTCATCGAAACTCTCCCTGAATACTCGCAAGCGGAAGAATATTCCGATTCCGATTACGATTGGGACGAGGAACGCAAACCGTGGGCGGCGAATGACGTGATCAATGCCATTGTCCACGTCGCAGAGGAACGCAAGGAATTCAAGAAGACTCTCCGCAAGGTGGTTGGGTTGAAGAATGGTGAAATCCTTACGTGGAAGTACAAATCCTCCGAATTAGACAAGGAACTCAATCACAAGGGTAAATCAATACCTTTGCATGAATGCCTCAAACTGACGGGAGTGAAGTGCCTCAACTTGCTTCCCGAAGATGAAGCATTCGAATTGCTCCGCAAGCATGGATAACCCGAAAGGACAACGAACTATGAATAAGAAATTTAAATTATCTACGGATCAGTACCATGTCTTACTTGGTTTTGATGGCGGCAATGAAATCTTCGTTGCCACCTCTCAATACACAACGAACACCTTAAGGAAAGACGTTCGTATCGGGGCATGGGCAACCCCGTCTGCGTTACGAGGTCTTCACAAGCGAGGTCTGATTGTTGCCGACATCTACTGGAGAGGCGCGAACGTCACCATCACAGAGGCAGGCAAGGAACTCATCAATGAGATAAACAAGGGGGAGGATGAATGACTCCCCCAAAGGACAAACCCACTTGGGGTGGCAAACGCCCCAACCAAACAGGCAGACCCAAGTTGTCCAACGCGCGAGTGTCCGTTAATTGCAGGGTGCTTCCCGTAACCAAGGACAAGCTCGTCAAGTTGGCTAAGAAAAAGGGCGGACTTGGCAAAGCGGTTGATTCCTTGGTCTGATCCATAGGGGATTGCTTGCTTCGCTAAATCACCCCCGATTTTGCCATGTTGGCAATTTCCTAAGGAGGGAGTGATAGCATGATAGCAAGTTCTCTATTTCACGAAGTTTTAAAACGGTATGGGGAACAGTCACAGTTATTGAAAAATGCCCTCATGCTACATGTTGGCCCCGACTTTCCCCGGATTTTCAACCCATCCCAAAAGAAGATTCCCTGTTTCATGCGGATGATCCTTTGATCTTCCCCGGATTTCGGAAAAGAACTTGACGAGGGTGAATTGTTCACCTATGTCGGAAATTATGGGGGATTTCTGATGAAGTGACGGAGGGAGAACCACAGGGGATGTTGCTACGCAGGCGACACGTGTTGTCGTGGTTAGGCATTGACGCAGACCTGTTCGCCAAGTGGAGGGAGTGCGGAACGCTTCGTCCCGTCTACGTTGGTGGCAAGCGACCCTTCTACCTCAAGGAAGATATAAAGCAACTAGTGGAGGATGCAATCCATGAGCGAGAAAGAACTCTCTAAGAAGACGGACGAACCTGAAGTCACCCTGCTCCAAGAGGAGTTGCGCTCGGTCATGGAGGACGCATCGACTGCCCTTCAGCACCGTGACACTTACGAAGACGTCCGGTTTTCACGCCATGACGGTCAATCCGAGGATGGCAGGAAGCACGAAAGCGACTTGGGTTATCCGCCCACCCCGTGGGAAGGCGCATCCGACGTTCGCATCCGACTGGGTGATCGACTGGTGAACGAACACGTCAACATGGCGGTCACGGCATTCTTTCGGGCCAACCTTCGCATCACGGGCATAGGGGTGGAGGACAACAGAAGCGCCGCAATCTGGGGAGACGTCTTGAAATACTACCTTCACCAGAAACTGCTTCCCGAACTTAGGGCGGAAGTGGAGATACTCGCCCAAAACGTATACGGTAGCTCGCCGGGGGTGGGAATACTCGGAATTTACTGGACGCAGGAAGTGTCCACCCGAATGAAGACCTTTACCCTCGATGACGTTATCCAGACGGTATTCGCCGCCGGAGGTGACCAGGATGCGGTTGCCGACGTCGTGGCCCTTCTTCAAGACAAGGATACGGAAGCACAGGCGCTTGAATTGATGCGTCCCCAGTTCCCCACCGTGGATGACAAGAAACTCAAGAAGGCGTTGAAGGACTTCCGAAAGGACGGGGAAGCGAAAATTCCGCAACCGTACCTGAAGGAGAATCGCCCACGCTTCGTTGCCCATCGACTGTACGAGGACGTGTTCGTTGCGGGGAACGTTACCAATTTGGAACGAGCGGAAGTAGTGTTTCGCCGTGAATGGATGACCGAAACGGAGGTTCGGGAGAAGGGAATTACCGAGGAATGGCCCGAAGAATTCGTTGACGAAGTCATCGAGAACACGGAAGGCATGACCGCAGTACCCGAAATGGATCAACGGTTCCCCTTGAACTTCGGAATGCGCCAAACCTTTGCGGATCGCTCCAGCGATTTCGAGAACCTTTACGAAATATACTACGCCTACACCAAGACCTATGACGAGGATACGGACGTCCCCTGCATATATTGCACCGCATTTTCCGCCCATATAGACGATCTGTGGGGCAAGCACGAAATGCTGAACTACTCGCATGGGCAAATGCCGTTCGTACTCTTTTCGAGGGAAAGACTTTCCCATTCGATCTTCGATTCACGGGGAATTCCCGAACTGGTGGCGACCAACCAATACGAAATAGCCACTCAACGCAATTTGCGCTCGGACGCATCACAGATCGGTACAATTCCACCAATGCTTGTCAACGCTCGCCGGGGCGGAATCAATCTTCTGGTTGCTCCGGGCGCCCAATTGACGGTCACCCGTCCCGATGACGTGGGATGGTTGCCCCCGCCACCGTTCCCAAGTGGTTCGGTTGAAGCGGAGAACGCCGCCCTCAAGGACGTGGAGGACTACTTCGGCGGGGACGATCCTGGCAAAAGAATGCTTCACCAGCAATCGGTCACCGACAAATGGTTGGATTCATGGCGCATTGCCTTGGATCAAGCGTTCCGCCTCATGCAACAATATATGTCGCCGACCACCGTCCAGAGACTGACCAACGGAAAGCCGGAGGAAGTCTCGGTGAGTCAGGAGGACATTCAGGGCAAGTTCGACTTGGCGTTGCGATTCTCCATAGACGTATTGAATCCCGAATTTCAGGAAAAGAAACTGGATGCAATCGTCAAGCTCACCCAGTTCGACGTCACCGGGGCGCTGGATCGCACCAAACTGCTTCACTTCATAGCGGAAACGATTGACCCGCAACTGGCGGATGCAGTCGTGATGGATCAAACCGCCGCAAGCGCGCGTGAAATCTCGGACGAGCAGGACGCATGGGTGAAGATCGCCCTCGAAATCGAACCTGTGATGACCGAGGACGTGAACTTTCCGTTG